AACTACAGATGTGCGGAAAGTAGGTACCATACCTTGAAGAACCGACAATCCGCCCGTTTTGATCCTGTCGAAAAGAACGTGTGCTGAGGAAGTTCGCCCGTTCATGGGTGGCACGATTGACCAAGAGATCGTCTCCGAAGTCTACACTGACTCCACCCCGCTCGGGTGGCGCCAAGCGCAGGGACGGGTTTGTTGCCAACTGCTTTGGGCAACCGCTGGTGTGGGCGAAGCGGGAATCAGCTAGTCACCCGCCAGATCGTGAAGTTCAGCAGGGCGGCGAAGGCGACCCAGCCGAGGTACGGCAACATGAGTACGCCCGCCGCCAAAGACTGCCGCCAGAAGGCGATGGTCGTCGCGGCGATGGCGACGATTAGGGAGATGATGGTGGTGCCTACGGTCCATCGGGCCACGGTCAAGGAACCAAGCTGCGACGCAGATGGGTAGGGCGGGCAGGAGGAATAGGCCCCACAGGACGAGGATCATTCCGATGAACTCGCTCATGCCACCACCTCTTTACTCTCTATGCCCTTTCCCAAACAAGCCCTTCGCCGCCGCTGCCGAGCCAACGGCCACCGCACCGTACCCCACGGCCCACGGCGTCGATTGGGTTTCCGCATGGGCATACCAGGAGAGGAGGCTCGTCGGCCCAGCCACGGCCACAGCGACGACGGCTACGAAAACGAACCGCTGCTTGGTGAACGCTCGGTAGGCCACGACCGCCAGGAGGGTGATCGCCGCTGAGAATCCCCATTTAGCCTCATCTACTCCCCCTCGCCCTGGGGCATGGGCGAGATTGGGGCGGGAGTATAACGGGGGGCGACCTGGGCTCTTGCGAAGGCCATTTATGGTTCCGATGGGGAGGTGATGGCAATCCTGTTGCCTAGAGGAAATCAGCGAGCAGCAGGCACCTTGTAGGAGGGCATTGGGGCCTTGATCGCGAATGGGCGGACGGAATAAGCCTTAGGGTCTCCAGGACGTTGTGCCGTCATGCTTCTATTGCTGTTCGGGCGTCTCGCGAGTCACGCAGGTCGCAACACCCGCCAACGTTCCAGCAACATCTGTTACCTATTTGTTACCTTATTGACCAAAGGCCACAACAAAGGACTCACGGCCAGTTGCCGTAAGTCCTTTCATTTCAAGTAAATGCGAGAGACAGGATTTGAACCTGCACCCCTTTCGGGACTGGATCCTAAGTCTTACATTATACTTCACGAAACTTCTCCAATATCCATTTCACCCCGTAAAAACAGGCACTTGCACAACCGCCGAAGCAGGCCGCGAATGGTGTTATGGCGTGCGGTGTAATGTAGAGTTTCATGTTTCTACGTGGGGTATAAACCCCTGTCAAGGCAATGCCGGGAGAAGACGCACCAAAAATAGATTGTTGACAACTCGCGCAGCGATGCGTTAAAATGCGTGTGTCGAGAACATACCACCGGGGACACGAGCGTACAGCCGGCCCGGACGCGACCATCAGAGGTTGTGTCCGGGCTTTTTTCGTTCTTGGAGCGTGGAGCGTGCAATGGACGAGGTGTTGCTAACGAGCGGAGAGTTTGCCGTGGTGCTCGGAAAATCGCGGCGTACCGTGCTAGGGTGGGATCGGAAGGGCATCCTTCATCCGAGCATCCGGCCGGGGAAGGATCGCAGATACACCTTCGCTGACCTAGTGGCCGGTGCAATGACGATCGCGTGGACGGCGCAGGGGGTAGATACCGTCGCCATCAAGCGGATGATTCATCACATCCAGCATGGCGGCTTGGAGCACCTGGAAGAGCGCCCGTACCTAGTGCTCTGTGGTAATCGAGTGTGGGCCTGCGAAGAGGGGGCAGAGTTCCGAATGGGGCAGGCGGCGCAAGCGTTTGTTGCCGATCTGCGGCCGGCCGTGGAATCGACGCGGCAACGGCTGGAGGCGTGGCAGGCGAAACGCCAGCGGCAAGGTGAGGAAGTGACGGCCAACTGACGGGGGACGGAAAATGCAGTTTGCGTTGAGTAAGCACGAGATCAAGGAACTGGCGGCTGCTGTAGCCGAGGAAGTCGCACGGCAACAGGTGGCGGCATCGCGGTACAAGCCGCTCTACACCCACGAAGAGGCGGCCAACCTCCTGGGGCTTTGCAATCATCAGCTACACATCTGGCGCAAGGAAGGCAGGATCAAAGCCTCTCGGATCGGGAAGCGATACTTGTACAAAGGTGCCGAGATTGCGCGGATGATCGATGACAATGAGGTGGACGATGGACTGTGAGAGCGTTGAGGCTGAATTGGCGGCCTTGAGGCAACGACTGGCCTGCGAGGGCAACCCACGCGAAAAGGTGGTTATCCGACTGAGAATCGCGGCCTTGGAACGCGGCCTGAAACTGCAAACGGCGGCCGAAGACTGGCGGATGACGCGGCACGAGTTGCCGATTCGCGGCGGCGGCAGGATGAGGAAAAAAGAGAGATACTAGGCGCATGAAAAAACCCGGCGTGGTTGTGGCGACCGGCCGGGAAAATCAAATAGGCACTGAGGTTATCTTAACATGATCAGTAGTGGCCAACAAGAGCCAAAAACACGTCCCCATACCACAGACCTCGGCAACGCTCAACGTTTCGCGCGACGACATAGCCGAAGTCTGCGATACTGCTGGCCGTGGCGCAAGTGGCTGGTATGGGACGGCCGGCGATGGACGATCGACGACGACGCCGAAGTCATGCGGATGGCAAAAGATACCGTGCGATCTATCTACCGCGAAGCAGCCAACACGCAAAACGACCAAGAGCGTCAGAGTCTCACCAAGCACGCCCGAACGTCAGAAGACGCCAGGCGTATCCGCGCGATGATCGATCTTGCGCGAAGTGAGGACGGCATTCCCATCGAGCCGGCCGCACTAGATAGCAATTCGTGGATGCTCAACTGCCGAAACGGTACGGTAGACCTCCAGACAGGCGAGATGCGCAGCCATGAGCCATCCTCCTACATCACGAAGTTGGCACCCGTCGCCTACGATCCGACGGCCGAATGCCCAACATGGATCGCCTTCCTGGATCGCATCTTCGACGCGAATACAGACCTCATCGCCTTCACCCAACGGCTCCTCGGCTACTGCCTGACTGGCGATGTGAGTGAGCAGGTATTGCCTATTCTCTGGGGCACCGGGGCCAACGGCAAATCCACGATGCTAGGGGCGGTGATGGAGACTCTGGGAGAGGATTACGCCATCAAAGCAGCCCCAGAGCTGGTGATGATGAAGCGAGACGCACACCCGACGGAACGGGCGGACCTGTTCGGGAAGCGAGTGGTCGCCTGCATCGAGACGGAGGGAGGGAGACGGCTGGCCGAAACGATGGTCAAGGAACTGACCGGAAGCGATATCATCCGGGCACGACGAATGCGAGAAGACCACTGGCAATTCAATCCGACGCACAAAATCCTTCTCGCCACAAATCACAAGCCTGAGATCCGCGGGACCGATCACGCCATCTGGCGACGTATCCGCCTGCTGCCGTTTGAGGTGACTATTCCTGACGATCAGCGCGACAGAAGGATGCCCGAAAGACTGCGGCGGGAAATGCCAGGTATTCTCGCATGGTGCGTGCGCGGGTGCCTGGACTGGCAAGAGCATGGACTCGGGACTCCGGATGAGGTGCGTCAGGCCACGTCAGACTATCGCGACCAACAGGACGTGCTCGGTGCCTTCATCAGCGACCGGTGCATCACACACCCCGACGCGAAGTCGAAAGCGAGCGAGCTTTACAAGGCATACATGGCATGGTGCGTCGACGCCAACGAGAAGCCGACAACCCTGCAACTCTTCGGAGAGGCTATGACGGCAAAGGGGTATCGCGTCGAAAAACGAGGCATCAAATGGCGGCTGGGAATCGGCCTGCGAACTGACGCCGAATAACCGACATGGACACCACTGGACACCACTGGACCACTTTTCCCTATCAGCGCCACATGAGGGAGTCAGCTCTAGTAATGCCGAAAAGCCGTCCACGGGTGTCCACGGGTGTCCACGGGCAACCGCAAAACTGCGGCGGAAGGCTGGGAGCCGGAGGGTGAAACGGCGAGCATCGTAGGACCCTTGATCCAGCGCGGTAGCCTTACGGCACAAGGACTTACGGCGACAACATGCAATTGACATTACAACCTGCCAGTCTGGCAACCCATAGGTAACCCCATGTCGGGTGGTGCAACCCCTGGAAACAGCAACGCGATGACGCACGGCCTGTACTCCGGTGCTCTGCCGGCCGGCTGCGGGTACATCCGCAAGTACACGGACAAGTTGCGTGTCACCCTGGAGCGTGCGGTCCTGGCAATGGCCAGCGAGCTTACGGTGTACGACGCGGCCTGCATCATGTCGGCCGTGAGGTGGGAGCGTCACGCCTTGCTGGCGCAGAAGTGGCTGAGGCTGCATTCTGCGGAGATGACGCACGATCAACGGTTGGCGTACTCGCGCGAGATTGCCAGGGCGAGTACGGAGCGGGACCGATCCATCAAGGCTCTGGGGCTCGACAGGCGGGACGTGGACGTTCTCGACATCTACTCCACCATATCGGCCGAAGACGCGGGAGGCGCAACGCCAGAGCGTCAGGAGGGGAATGGCGATGAGCAGTAGAGAGTTGCGTCGCAAGCTGACAGAAGACTCCCTCCCCTGGCTCACCCCCGACGATCAGCCTGAGCAGGAGCCGGTGTCGGAAGTAGAGCGGGTGGCAACGTACCCCTCAGACCCTCACTGCGAAGTTCGCAGTCAGCCGTTTTTCCCTTATGGCACAAGGACTTAGGTGCGGTTGAAAACGGCGATTTTGCGCACGAGGCGAGCATGAGCGAGCGTACCCTACTGGCGTTTTCCTTCGCAGGCCGGCATGTCAAGTCGGACGTTGGGCGTATCGATCCGGCGAAGCATTTCCTGATGCTGCTGGCGGCCATGCGGCGAGCCGATCCAGGCAACCGCTATGACAAACTCGTTTCGGCGGCTGGCACCCTGGACGAGTCGGGCGCGGAGAGCTTGGTGGATGAGGTGCGAAACCTCGCAACGGTCGTCACCACCAAAGGCTCCCCCGGTCACCTGGCGGGGGCCAGCGATGCCATCTGCACAGCGATTGAGTGGGCCGCAGAGCGTGGCTACCACTTCATGGCATTCACGGCCGATGACATCCTCTTCTGGCCCGACGGCGCCGTGGAGCGGATGGTGGCACCGTTGCGGCTGTCGGGCGCGGCCTACCTCGGAAGTCATTGGGGATCATCTGGTATTAACACCAAGGCGGGGGTTAATACACAGGTGTTTTCCTGCCAGCCATCGGAGCTGGTGGTGGATGGCGTGTGTATCTTCCGCGGTGAGCACAGCCAGCGGTTGGAGGATGACGTCCTTTGGCGGTTGCGGCAGGCGGGGATTCCTTACCTGGATTGCGGGCCGCGGCACGGCTACGACTACCTGCATTCGCACCGGCCAGAGGTTTTCCTTGCGGCAGCGGCGGCGATGGATGCCTCGCCGGTGAAGTGGCAGGCGTTGGTGGTGGCACGATCCCACGAAGACCTAAGCTGGCTGACGCACCCTGTTTTCTCGTCGTTTCGCAAGTACATCTACGATGCCTCTGGCGATGGCCAATGGCTATGCCTGCCAGGCTCCACCCTTGCACGGTTGCCGAGCGGCACGCGGGACGACATGGAGGTGTATTTCCGCCATCTGGTGACGCACTACGATGCGTTGGAGGAGGTCGTGTGGTTCGTGTCCGGCAACCCGTTTCGCAAGGCTCCCCGGCTGCTTGAGCTTGCGTTGGGTGACGTGAAAACCTACCTGCCGCTTGCAAGGCGGATGGTGGTCAGTGATGCGACGGGCCGGCCGCACCACCCGGGCCTTCGTGTCGGCGAGTGTTACGAGCACGTTTTTGGCGAGCCGTTCCCAGGCAAATTGACGTTCCCTGCGGGTGGCATGGTAGCGGTGAACCGGGATGCGATTCGCAGTCGGCCGGTGGCGATGTACGAGCGAGCGTTGGCTTGGGCGAAAACTCCCACCGGGAAGTGGGAGCTTGAGCGAATGATGGGGAAGCTATGGCAATAAACAACACCTGCCAACACTGCGGCAAGGCGTTTCCCGAGCCTCACATCGCGAGGAAACGCTTCTGCGATCAGCTTTGCAAGATGGCGTACTATCGCGCACAGCGACGAGCCGAGGCCATCTATTCCCGCGCCTGTCCAGTTTGCGGAAAGGAATTTCAAACGCGGCAGTCTCGCAAAATCCGGTGCTCCCGGGAGTGCACCAAGCGCGCCGCGAGGGTGGTTCGCCATGAGCGGCCTTGTCCGGTTTGCGGCGAGGTGTTTTTCCCAACCAACGGCAACCAACGGGTGTGCTCCCCCCAATGCGTAGAGACACTGCGGAGCCAGCGGATTGCCGCACGGCGAGCCAAGGGGGAGCCGCGACGTCGGCGTCCACCTCGCGACCCTGACCCACCCACCCCTGAGCAAATCGCGGAGCGGACTGCGGAGATTCGGGCGGGGTGGAGCGAGGCCGAATTTGCGAAGCGGGCCGGCAAGGCTCTGCTACCCTGGCGGGCGCCGGTGTTGGAAATCAAGGCGACGACAACCGAGCTTACACAATTTGTTGATAGGAGTGATGATTTATGACAGAAAAGCAAGCGGTTGAGTTTGAGTACGATGGCGCGGTGTACCACCTGCGAGACTTCAGTTACGCCGACATGGAGGGGGCCAAGGCTGAGGCACTCACGGCCTTGCGAGCCGACATGTTGCGGTCGGTCTGCCTGATGCGCGAGGCGTTGCCTCCTGAGGAATGGCGGATTCTCTGGCGGGACGCACTCGCTCAGGCCGCGGCCATCCGCACGGTGACGGCTGCTGTTCTCACGGCCTGGCTCGATTCGCTGGACGGCCTTGCGTTCGTGGCCTGTCGCACCCTGCCACCTGAGGCCAAAGTCAAACTTCCGACGCTGGAGGCGGTCAAGGCGGCCATCGTCGCCAAGCAGGAAGCCGGCTGGCGCGAGCGGATGGCCGCACGAGCCGATGCGGTGAAAGCCGACTTGGAATCGGCGTTGAGCCAGAAGGAGGCGACGGCGCCATAAAATAGTAGGAGACTATCCCCGGCGTTGTCGAAGTGAAACGCGGGCGCAACCTGTCATCATACCAGGTTGCGCCCGTTTTGTTTTTGGAGTCACCCCATGAAATTTGCTGAAGCGTTTGTTGAGATCGCGGCAAGCCTCAACTCTGGCTCGTTCTCCGCGGTGAAGAATCAAATCACGCAGTCGATTGGCCGGGCCGGCGAAGAGGCTTCGTCGAAACTCTCCAGCGCCCTCAGCGGCGTTGGCGGGGTGGTGGCCAAAATCAGTGCTGCCGTTGGAGCCGTCGGGCTGGCCAAGTGGGGTCTTTCGCTGGCGGCCGAAGCCGAGCAGGCGCAAGTAGCCTTCGAGGTGTTGTTGGGATCGGCCGACAAAGCCAAACGCGTCCTTGCCGACTTGAATAAGTTTGCGGCGGAAACGCCGTTTGAGACCCCCGAGTTAACTGCGGCTGCGAAACAGTTGGCGGCGTTCGGGGTGAGTGCTGCCGAGATCGTCCCGACACTGCGCCGGCTGGGAGATATCTCCTCTGGCATCGGCGCTCCAATTGGCGAAATCGCATACCTGTACGGCACCGCACGCACACAAGGCCGGCTCTATGCAGCGGACGTGATGCAATTCACCGGCCGCGGTATCCCGTTGATTGCGGCGTTGGCCAAGCAGTTTGGAGTGAGCGAAGGGGAGGTAAAGAAGCTGGTTGAGACTGGCAAGGTCGGCTTCCCGCAACTCGTCGAGGCCATCCGCTCAATGACGGATGAGGGCGGCCAATTCGCCGGGATGATGGAGAAGCAATCGCAGACGCTTGCAGGCGTGTGGTCAACATTCGCGGATACGATGAAAGGCAAACTTCGCGAAGCGGCGGAAGTCGCGATCGCGGCGTTCGATCTGAAATCATTGATTACCGACACCACCGAGGCGGCCGACAAAATGGGCATCCTCGCGCAAGCGGTTGCCACGGTGGCCGACGTGGTGGACGCGATCGGCGACGGCTTCAAATATGCACAAGCCGGCATCGTCCAAATGATTGCGACGGTGATGAGCAAGGTTGCCGAGTTGCTGGAGTGGATGCAGAGCATTCCGGGCGTCGGTAAATCGTTTTTTGAGATGGAGGACGATCCGATCGCAGACACCTTTGCCGATGCCGCGGCATGGGCGAGGGAGTTTGCCAAGGCGCAGCAAGAGGCGGCCGACGTGCGGTGGGACGGGTGGCGCCAAGCCTTTGAGGCGAAAACCCCAAGCGAGCGTGTCCAGGCGGTGCGCGATGCAATGAAGGCGACGAAAGAGGCCACCGACGAGGCGGCCGGCTCGATGGCGACGTTTGGCACCGCGGCGAGCAAGGCGGCTGAGGACGCGAAGAAGATCATCGCCAGCCTGAAAGAGGAGCTTGACACATTCGGTATGTCGAGTCGCGAGAAACAGATTGCGAAACTGGCCAAGGGCGACGATCCCTTTGCCGTTGACGAGGCGGAGAAGATTGACAAACAACTCCGCGATAAGGAAACCGCAACGCGGGTGCGGACAAAAGCCGAGGGCGAAATCGAGCGAATTCGCGAATCGACGCGCACTCCAGAAGAGAAGTACAAGGCCGATTTGTCCCACCTCAAGACGCTGAAAGACGTGTACGGGATGGATGACAAAACATACAAGCGCCAGGTCGCGAAGGTCACTGAGGACACCGCGTCTGACATGGTTGCGGCCGACGCGAAAAAGGCCGGCAAGAAACCCTCGACTGGCGACGCGCAACTAATGGGCCTTGATGAGCTGTTTTTCAGTAACCTCGTCGCGGTGAATAGTGGTGGCGACACCGAAAAAGACGAGCTTAAGAAACTCAATGAGAAGACGGCGGAGCTTCTCGAACTGCAAAAGAAGTATTTTGGCGTCAAGGGCAAGGGAGGATCGAGGGCCGGATGACATGACTACCACAGAATGCTACTTACGCCTGATAGCGAGCGACGATTGGGGGCCGCTCTACCAAACCATCGAGGTTGCGACGGTGACTTTCCCGGATGGATCGCAGATGGATGCCTGGCACTTCGCCACCGTGGCAGCCGTGCGCCTGACGGGCCGCCTGGAGTTGTGTGAATCGGACGCGGATATCCAGGCCGCGGCAGAGCATTACTGGCGCCACCTGCACGGGCCGGGAAAGCCTTACCTAGATGAGGACGTTGAGAAGGAAACGGACGCCGTCATCTCCGATCTGATGTTGGCGGGCGTTCTATGAACGGACTTTGCAGAGCGATCGGAGCGGACGGGGTTATCACCCTAGACGGCCGGCTCTACCGGCTGCCCCCGATGACGCTTGGCGACTTCGGCACCGTCGAAGCTTACCTCCTGGAGCAACGCCGGTGGGAGCGTTTGCGCCCGTTGCTGGCCGTGCGCAACCAACTGCCCGAGGACGATTGGGAGGACGCGAAACAGGAGGCGTTGTCGCTCAAGTCGATTGCCGAAGAGGACGTCTTCGCGTGGATCGCGACGGACGCCGGGTTGGCTTTCACCCTCTGGCTGTTGCTGGAAAAATGCTATCCCGAGCGGTTCACGGTGGACGGCCTGATGATGACGCTGGATCGGATGACGCCGGAGGATCGGTTGCGCCTCGTGTTGGCGAGAAACCAGGCGGCGACGATCGACGCGGCCGCCGATGCCGATTGGCCGAAGTCAGGCGGCAAGGGCACGGGTTCGCGGCCATCGTGGAAACAAGTTGTCTGGCAACTGATCCAGCCTCCAGAGTGGGGCGGGCACGGCCTTTCGCCTGACGATGCCAAGCGACTGACGTTCCACCAAGCGCGGTTGATTCGCACGGATGCCAAGGGCCTGGGTGGCGTCCAGCGGATGAGCACGAAGGACGCGCGTGCGATGTTGGGATTGCCACCCCCGGGGCCGCCGAAGAAGTGGGCCGATCCGATTGCGAGGGAGCGGGAGTTATACGAGAAGCGGTTCGGGCATCCCATGCCGGCGGGCGTTACGCCGGGGATTCCCGAGCACCTGAAGGCACGGGGAAGGCGGAAGTAATATGCAGTTGCATATTGCTGCCGAGGCGAAGGAGAGGATGCGGGCCGGAGGTGGCGACAAAAAATCGGGTGTGGCAAAATTGCCACACCCGATCCCAGACCAAGGCAAAGCCCGCGACCAGGCCGCAGAATTGGCGGGGGTAAGCGGAAACAACTTGCACCTGCAAGATACTTCTAGGATGAGGGGAAACTATGCCTAGCGGTGGAAAGATAACCTATCGGTGGTACGATTCGGACGTCAAGAAAGCGTGCCGCAACGAGCTTCGCAAGCGCATGCCGCTTGTGGTGGAAGCCTTGCGTAGTGCGGTGGTGAAAGCTATATCGACGCCCTGCCCACCCCACTCGGCGCCCTATACTCCGCCGCACGCGGAAACCGGGAAGCTTCGTCAAAGCATCTTCGGCGAGGTGAGCGAGGACGGATTGACGGGCATCGTCGGGACGCCCCTGGAGTACGGGCGATTCCTGGAAGAGGGCACCCGCAAGATGGCACCCCGCCCCTATCTCCGTGCGACGTTCTCCCGGATGGCGCGATACCTTGCCAGCCTGCTTACCAGGCCGATGGGAAAAGGCCCCAAGGGCAAGCCGGCAAGCGGCGAGTTTCGCGAGGCCGACTGATGCCGAGCAAAGACCAGTTTGCGAAGATGATGCGCACCCCCGGCGAGTTTCGGCGGGTGCTCAAGATCGACACGGACAGCGGGCCGCGCCCTCTCGCGGAAGTTGCCGAGCCGTGGCAGGTGGAAGACTTCGCGGCCCTGGACGAGCCGTGCCGAGCGGTTGCCACCCGCGGCCTATGCCAGGTGTCGCGTGCATGGTTGGAGCGCCCCCGCGGCCATAGCAAGACGTCGGATATCGCGGTGGTGGTTTCCTGGCTTCTCTTCGCGAGCCGCTACCAGCTTGCCGGCGTTGCGGCGGCTGCGGACCAGGATCAGGCACGGCTCTTGCGGGACGCCATTCTCCGTCTGACGTTGCTGAATCCCTGGCTGGGGAAGTTCTTAGAAGTCAAGCAGAATGCCATCAATAACTGGCAAACGAAATCAACGCTCTCCATCCTGACGGCCGACGCCCCATCGGCCTACGGCCTGACACCTGATTTTGTCGTGGCCGATGAGGTGACACACTGGGGGAAGCAAGACTTCTGGAATGCTCTCTTCAGTGCCGCGGCCAAGCGCCGCAACTGCCTCTTCCTGACGATCACCAACGCCGGCTTCATGGAGTCCTGGCAGTGGCAAATCAGGGAGGCGGTGAGGCAGGATGCCGGCTGGCACTTCCACGCCCTCGATGGACCGCACGCCTCATGGATCACCCCCGAGCGGCTTGCCGAGCAACGGCGGCTGTTGCCGGGGGTGGCCTTTGATAGGCTCTGGCTGAATCGGTGGGGCACCGGGGCAGGAGATGCTCTGGCAGACGACGACATCAAGGCGGCCGTCACCCTCCCCGGGCCGGCGAGCGGGCCGGAGTTGGGTTGGCTGTACGTGGCCGGGGTGGACCTCGGCTTGTCGAAGGATGCCGCGGCGTTGGCCGTGGTAGGTGTGGACGTGGGGAATGAGATCGAAGAGGAAGAAGACTTCCCCGAGGAGCCGCTACCCGGGTATTACCTGCGCCGACGAAAAACCATTGAGCCAACCCCCGAAGATCGGGTACAATACAGGCAGGGGTCGGGCAGGTTTCGGCTTGCTCGATTGAATCTCTGGCAACCTCAGCGCGGCCGCAAAGTGGAGCTTGCTCCGATCGAAGCGGCCATCTTGCACCTGCATTCGCATTTTAGTTTGCGATGCGTCGGCGTCGATCCGTGGCAGGCAGCCTACCTGAGCGAGCGGCTTGGCAAACAGGGCGTGCCGATCGAGTCGGTTGACTTCGTGTCCAACAACTTGAAGAGCATGGCATCGGCAACGCTGGACGCCTTCAGTGAAAGGCAACTGGACTTGTTCGAGGACGATCAATTGTTGGCCGACCTGCGAGCCCTGCGGGTGGAAGAGCGACAATACGGGGTGCGACTTGTCAGCCCGCGGGGGCCGGGCGGGCACGGTGACGCGGCAACGGGCCTGGCCATCGCCCTGCATATCTCTAGGCGATACCGGCAACGTGGTGGTGGGACGGTTGCCAGGCCGTTGGTTTGCTGGCCTTGAAGAATCCTCCCTCTTGGAGAGGGCGATTGGGACGGGGGCGTCCGTCGCAACACCGGACGCCCCCATTTAATTCACGAGCGAGGTTAAGCGATGAAACCGAAGACGCGTGCCGAGTGGCGGGACTGGCTCCATGACAAGGTGCTCAACGACCCTGCCTACCAGACGAAAGACGCCATCTTGGCGGCGGCCCCGCCCGAATCCGACGCCATCGGCCGCAAGGCGTTCTTCGATGGCTTGGCCGACGTTCAGGACGTCATCAACACCAGCCTCAAACTTGCGGCACCTCGCGGAACCACCACCCCCCCGGAAACGAAACCGAACCAGGAGAAGAATGCTATGCACCCGAGTCTTGAAACCTTGTACAAGGCGATGGGCGACGACGTTGCCAACGGCCTTTGCAACCCCAACGTGCGCAAGCCGAGCGAGATGTACCTCTCCACCAAGTCGGCCGGCCTGCACACGAAGACCGGCCAGCCCGTCGCCTACGAAGGCCGGCAGGTGATGACCCCGAGCGAGTTGGACCGCGCCAAGATCGGCGTTTGGGTGAAGCACTACCTGTCCAGTGGGATCAACCCGTCCATGCTGGGCAAACTGGGAATCCCCGTTCCCCGGCTCTCGGAGCACGAGCGGCTGTTGCTGGCCGAGGTGCTTGCCGAGAGCAAGTTCTGCGGCCTGAAGAGTGACGCCGATTGGTGCGACGGCAAGACCCTCTCCGACCTGGGGCTTTCCACCAAGAGCCTGCTGAACGACGCGACCAGCGGCGGACAGAACATGGTGCCTTGGGAGTTTGACGAGGCGGTCGTCACCTACGCCCTACTCCATTCGGAGTTGATGACGATGGTGGACCTGAAGCCGACCACCCGCGATGAGGTGCGGACCTCCGACATCGGCAACCCCACCGTGAATTGGGGCGTGGCCGAAGGCTCGACGATCAGCCTCTTCGACACCGACAGCCTTTGCAACTCCATCGTTGCCAAGGTGTACCCGGTGACCTGCGCCCTCACCTACGGGCGCGATTTGGTGGCCGATAGCCCCGTGGCCATCGGTGCCATCCTGGAGCAGCAAATCGGGCAGGTGATGATGAAGGAGTTGGACGACGTCATCGCCAACGGCCTGGGCGATGCCGGCGAGCAGCCCGAAGGGTTCTTCGTCACCAGCGGGACCACGGCCGTCAACAGCGAGAACGGTGCTGCCGGGCCGCCGACGCTGGCCGATTACGAGTCGCTGATGTTCACCCTGCCGAAGCAGTACCGGCTGCGTTCGCTCAATCCGGTGTTCGTCAGCAACGACACCACCTACCAGCGAAGCCGCGCCATCAAGATCGACGCGGCATCCCCGAGCACGGACCAGCGGCCGGTCTTCGGCCTGGAGGCGGTCAACTCCTACCAGACCCTCGAATGGCCGCACAAGATCCAAAACGACATCACCAACGCCAAGCTGGCCTTCCTCTGCATGAGGATGTACCGGCTCTGGCGGCGTTCCGGGTTCGAGTTCCGCCTTGTCACCGAGTCGAGCGACCTGGCGCGGCGTAACGAGAACCTGCTGATTTGCCGCGGCCGGTACGCTGGCAAACTGGTGGACACCAACGCCTGTGCCGTGATGACGGACTGCCAGTCCTGATCCCCTGACGCTTCAAAGGGGTGGGGCGTTTAGCCCCGCCCCTCTCTTTCTACGCTTCTCTGACTGGAGGCACGAGGTACTATGGTTACCACAAAAGCGAATCAAGTTGTCGAAGTCGAGGTATGCGCCCCGTCGCACCGCAAACTGTTCTTCCGTCCGATCGGCCGGTCGGTGCGTGGCCGCGTGGCCTTCTCCGCGGAATCGCAGCACGCCAGCCATAAGCGATGGCCGGAGCCGGTGCCCGGCATCGTCCTGGGGGTGAATCTGGCGACCGGAGAAACCTATCTCCGCGACCCGATCTTTGACCCCGAACAGCACAACCTGCGCCAGACGATTTCCGAGCGAGGCTACCGGTTGCCGCCCGAGCGTGAGGAGTTTTCCGGCGAGACGCCGGCAACCTGGGTCTTCTGGTTGCAGCGAGCGGTTGAGGCCGGCCTTGCGCGAGTCATCAAGGGCGAGCTTCCCGACGTGGATTCCCTCGAAGGCGAGCCGCGGCGGCACTTCATCACCGCGCCCCCGAGGCGGCCGGATGCCAGCATGGCCGACGCCCTCAAGGCGATGGCCGGAGCGATCCAGGAAAACACCCGCGTTCTTTCGGCGCTTGCCGAGCGGTTGACGAAATAGAGGCGTCGTTTTCCAGCCGTGCCCCCGGCTGCCAGAGCGATCGTGTCCGCCGGGGCCCTGCGCCCCGGCGGCGCGATTGGATTAAGGATCACCCATGCTGAGCCGCATTCTACACCGATGGGCAGACGCTACCCTGCAAAAGCAGGTAGAGGCGTTGGAAGTCAAACTTCAGGAGCAAGAGTCGCTCTTGCGGTTGCGCGACCTGGAGATTGAGGGCCTTGCCTCCATAGTTACGCGGGACCGTAAACGCGTGGAAGCGGAAACCGCAATTGCCGCACGGCAGATTGCCGGGGAGTAAGAGCCATGTTGCGTGATGCCCTCCGACGTGCCTTTGACGCGGCCGATTCGCTGGTGGAGTCTGCCCGATCCCAACGCATTGCCCGCAAGGCCCCCGGTGCCGGCAGCGGCTTTGCCCTCGTGGCCAGCGGGCCGGAGGGAGTCAACGCGACTAGCGAAAACTTTGCCCATGCCAAGGAACAGTACGCGGCTTGCCGGGAGTGGGTGTTTGCCTGTATCCGGTTGATTGCCGATCGGGTTGCCGGGCAGTCTATCTACGTGGCGCGAGAGAAGGGCAGCGGGCCGCAACGGCGGAAGTCGGTTGCGGGCGACACCGAAGACCTGGAGCCGTTGCCGTCGCACCCGATTCTAAGCCTGCTGGCCGATCCAAACGAGCTAATGGTTGCCCACTCGATGCTATGGGTGACCGTGGCTGGCCTGGAGTTGTCGGGCCGGGCGGTGTGGTGGGTGACGCACGACCGCGGGCGCCGCGTCATCATGCCCATTCCAACCACCTGGATTGAGAAGGTGGATGCGCAGCGCACGGTGTGGACGATCCGGCCAGAGGGCCGCGCCATCTCGTTCCCCGTCCCCGGTGAGGAAATCGTCCACTTTTATTACCCCGATCCGGCCAACCCCTTCGCGGCCATGTCGCCTTTGCAACGGCTGGCGCACGCGGTGGAGACGGACACCAAGATTGCCGAATCGCAACACCAGAGCTTCGGGGCGATCATGCCGCGGGTGGCGTTGCGGGTGGGCTCTGCGCCCGAGGTGCCAGGCGTGCCGAAGGGTGAGCGGGCGACGTTGACGCGGAGCCAACGTCAACAACTGATCCAGGCGGTAAAGAACGTCTACGCCGGGGTGGTCAATCAGAATGAGCCGCTTATCCTCGATGGCCTGATTGAAGGCGTCGAGAAGCTGAGCCTTGCCCCGAGCGACCTGGATTACCTCAATTCTTCCAAGATCACCAAGGCGCGAATCTGCCAGGGGTACGGCGTTTCGCCGATCCTGCTTGGCGAAGTTGAGGGAGCCAACCGGGCGAGCGCCACCGTTGCCGATGAAATCTTCGTCGCCAATAAGATCAACCCCCTGTTGTCGCTTATGTCACAGACGATGACGGAGTGGCTGGGGCCGATGTTTGCGGCCAACGGCGAGCGGTTGCGGGTGTGGATCGAGCCGGCCGTCCCCCGGGATGAAGACATGCGCCTGAAGCGGTGGCAGGTGGGGATGAATGCGAAGGCCGTGACGGTGAACGAGTTTCGCAAGGCCGTGCTTGGCCTAAAGGAAATCGACGGCGGCGACGTGCTGCCCCAAGAGCTTGCCCCCCAGGCAACGCCGGAGAAGCCAGAGAAGCCATCTGCCGAGCCTGTGCCCGTGGCGGCCGGTGAGCAGGAAATTCAGACCGTGCCGCAAAACACCCTCAACGGTGCGCAGATTCAGGCCGCGGCGGAGATCGTCCAGGCCGTCGCCCGGGGCGAGATTCCGCGGGACAGCGGTATCGGGCAGTTGGAAGTCTTGCTCAATCTCACCAACGAGCAAGCCGAGAAGATCATGGGGCAGGTGGGCAACGGTTTCGTGGCACCCGCGACGGAGAAGTCATGGATTGACTTCCTCTCCCGGGCCGACGTAGACCCCTACACGATGAAGCGGCTCGAATCGTGAGCGACGTATCCTCATGGCTGACGCAACACGCGGCCGGCGAGCGGGTGCTTGGCGTGGCCCTGCTGAAATACTTCACCGATCAGCGCAAGCGAATCTCTACGGCGTTGGCCGATTACACCGAGATCACCACGGCCACCGTTGCCGAGGTGCTCAAGCCGGCTGACGAGCACAAGCTACTCGTCAAGGCCGTCGATCCCATCTTACTCAAACTCATGGCCACGGGTGCCGCGTCGAAGCTGGCCAGCGTGCCGAAGCGGAAGACGCGGAAGGACGACGACGCCCTCAAGCGGTTGGAGCCGTTCGAGTTGCCGGATGAGATCAAGGAAGCCATCCAAGGTGCCCTCACCGAGCTTGAGGGGGAAGACTACTGGCAGGCGATCCAGAGCACCACCTCCGAGCATCTCACGGAGCTTGTGAAAGGCGGCATCGAAAAGGGGTGGAACGGCTGGAAGATGAAAGAGGAAATCAACAAGGCCCTGGGCGGCCTTGCCAAAATGCGAGCCGCGGCCATCGCACGCACGGAGACGACGGGGGTTTTCAACGCTGGCCATCAAACGGTGTATGATAGCCTTGCCGCGGATGGGCTCATCACAGGCAAGCAGTGGTTGGCCATCGAGAATGAGCGGACCCGAGCCGACCACCTGGCATCGCACAACCAGGAGGTTGCGGCCGGCGAAGACTTCACGGTTGGAGGCGAGAAAACGCCGTATCCGGGGTGGCACGGCCTGTCAGCACGCCAGCGGGTGAACTGCCGATGCACGACGGTTGCGGTCATCCCATCTTAGAAGCGAGGTAGAGCGATGAGCAGCGGCGACACGTTATTGGTTTTTTCGGCATGGTGTAACGAGCCACCGGCGTCCAACTACGCCACCCCCGACGCCCGAAACGGCCATCCTTGCCTTGACTTCGACGGCGATGCCAACGAGTCGGCAATCTTTTCTGCCGTGATGCCCCAGCACTACGACGGCGGCGGGGTGATGGTGCGACTTTACTACGCGATGACCAGCGCGGAGTCAGGGACGATCGACTGGGACGTCGCGTTTGAGCGGATTGGGGATCAACAGCAGGATGTCGATAGCGATTCCTTTGCAGCCGTCAACAGCGTGGATGACACCGCGGTGCCGAGCACGAGCGGCCTAGTCGATGTAGTGGAGGTGCCGTTTGACGATGGAGCCGACATGGACAGCGTTGCGGCCGGGGATGCGTTCCGGGTCAAGGTGACGCGGGACGCGGTGAGCGATGACGCGGCCAACGACGCGGAACTGTACTTCGTCGAACTGATCGAGCGGTAAGCCGCCGCTTCCGAAAAGAATTTTCTCTTCGGGTGGCCACGTACCCCTCAGACCCTCACTGCGAAGTTCGCAGTCAGCCACTTTTCCCTTACGTGGTAAGGACTTAGGTGCTGTTGAAAACAGCCATTTTGCGCACCGAGGGTCCGGGGGTTTTTAGCAGACTGCTAATTTCAGAGGGGGCCTGTACCGCTACAAAGAGTTGACAGCCTGACGCAAGCTGCTAGGATGACGTGCCGTGCAAGCCAACGGAGCACGGATTGGCGGCTTGCGGTGGCAGTGGGGCACGGATAACATGGATGACGCGTCGGTTATCTGGTGAAGCCGACGCCGGGCCTGAGAAACCCGAGAAGTAGAGGATTCTGTGATGCAACGCATTGGCCGTGGGTATTCGTGCCGTTGCTCAAACCCGCAAGGGAATGGCTTTGGCGGCGGCTCCTCTACGCCGCTTTCTCAACGGGTGCCTACGGCCTTATTTCTTCGCCCATCTGGCGAGAAGGATGGTTACTGTGAATTGCTTGAAGAACGGTAGTGTTGTTTCCATGCGCAAGGCCCGTGCCGAAGCCAAGCGGCTGACCGACCTGGCAGGCGGTCGCATTCAGGTGGAACCGCAAACCGACGCCGAAGGTAACTTCGCCGGGCGGTACTCCATCATTCCGTGGCCGCGTCAGGGGATCGACGGAAGCGACATGGACCCCGGATTCGTCGATGAGGCGTTTGGCCGCTCGATGGAGGATCAGTTGGCTTCGTCGCTCATGGAAGCTGGCTTGGCCTTCCTGGACGTCGCCTTCGAGATCAAGCGGGCGGCGAAGCTGGGCCGGGTTGAGTGCCGCACGGAGGACTAGCCGATGACGACCCAACAATACTGGGCGGTGGTGTTGCCTGACTCCACCCTGGACGACCTGTTCACCTCTGACATCACCGGCGTTTGCGTGTACCCCAGCCGACGCGAAGCACGCGAGCACGTCGCGGACTTCAAGCGGTGGGCCGCGGAGCAGGGTGTCACCTTGCGGCCGGGCGATCGGCTGACGGTGCGCCCCGTGCGGTGCGTGATGGGGGTGTGATAGAATGCGGATTCGCGGCACCCCGCCAACCGCGGTGGCTGGCGGGGTTTTCTGTTTTAGAAGGAGACCGTCATGGCGAACGAAAGGTTACTGAAAGTCAGAGAGGGTGAGGCGGAGTTGTACAAGTTTCTCGTCACAATCGGCATGGGCTACCCCAGTCTTGAAGTGCGAGGCAGTTTCAACGGCATCGAAGATATATGGTGGTCAGCATTGCTGAACAGCCTTGCGAAAGCCGACGAAGCTCTTAAGGGCAACGACGCTTTGGCTAGGATCTGGAGCGAGGTCAAGCAAAGGATCTTCCTTACTCTAAAGGACGCACAACCTAGCCAGATTCAGTTGTCAGATCAGAACTTCTGGAATCAACTGAAAACCGAGTTTGGCGAGCCATACTCATCCTGACTTGTGCCTTTGCGAATTCGCAAGTACGCCCCTTGACGCCATTGCGACTTAGCATATACTTAAAGGTGAACGTGCGGCCCGGATCACGCTAAACTCCCGGGAGGAGACACGGGTGGTTACTCCGAGACTACCAATTCCCGAGCCAGCGCCGGCTGTAATAGGCAACGCCCACCCCGAGCGGATCGGGGCCTTTTTCGTTGCCCTGGCCGTCAGGGCAACCAAGAAGAAAGGACGCACCATGATAGACGATCAGCTACGCAAGGCGTGCCGCGACTACGGGAGCCAATACTCCCTTGCCGCGGCCATCGGGGTGAATCAAAGCCTGCTATCCCGCTTCCTGGCAGGCTACGACTTGCGGTTGGAGACGGCCGCAAAACTGGCCGACTACCTCGGCTTGGAGTTGGCCCCCAAGCAGAAGCGAACCTCTGGCAGAAAGGGGAAGTGAGGCATGGATTCATCACAATTGGCGGAGCAACGCAAGAGTGAGGCCGCACAGATAATGGAAAAGGCGGCCGCTTGCATCATGGGCTATCTTGCAGAGGCGGACATCCCCGGTTGGTGGGATTGCGTCGATTTGCTGGTTAGGACCGCAACCATCGAAGATCATTGGGAACACCTCAATGCGCGTCTCATAAGTCTGACGCCGGGTGGCGAGTGGCCTGAAGATGCACCACCTGATGATTGTCCACGGGAGGATGACGACATCGATCGGTGGGTGGTGGAGCGGATTCGCTGCTTTGGCACGGCCTTCCCAGGTCGTTTTACGGTTCTGGTCATTCCGGCTGTGTTTGTGCGGCCTATCATCGTTCTTGAATACAACCATTGGGATCATAGGGCTAACAGCTTGGAGCGTGTAGTTGCCGGATACTCGCCAGATGCCATTCTGGAGAGCGTGCGGGAGCTAATAGGTGAGGCGATGGCCATGTCGCGTGATATAGTGGCGGGCTCGGACGACGAAACCTTTGGCAAAAAGGGGAAGTGAGATGGCATGGTTGTTTCAGGACCAACGGCAGAAGGCGAAGATGGGCGAAAACGCGCCCTGGTGCGTGGGGTGGCTCGATGGGAGCAAGCGGCGCTCGAAGAAGATCGGGAAGAAACCGGCCGCGGAGCGGTACAAGCGGAAGATCGAAGGGCAGAAGGAAGCCGGCACCTACCGGGCGGAGACCCGCAAGTCATGGGCCGACTTCCGCAAGGAGTATGAAGAGAAGGTGGTTGCCCTCACCTCCCCGGGCAATCAGACCTCCGTGCGAATCGCCCTGGATCACTTCGAGGCGGCTATTCACCCCGGGCAGGTACGGACGCTTACCACGGCCGACATTGACGAGTTTGTCGCCAGGCGGCGCCGCGACGAAGGGGAGAAGGGTGGCGAAATCTCCCCGGCGACGATCAACAAGGAACTGCGGCATATCCGGGCGGCTCTCCGCGTGGCCCATGATTACAAGTACCTCACCGAGGTGCCCAAGGTGCGGATGATTAAGACGCCGGAGAAGCTGCCCACCTACGTCCCGCCAGAGGAATTTGCGGCCATCTACCAGGCGTGCGACGTGGCCAAGCGGCCGGTTGCCGCGGAGTACAGCCCGGGAACCTGGTGGCGAGCCCTCCTCACCTTCGCCTACATGACCGGCTGGCGTATCCGGGAGATTACCGCCCTGCGATGGTCGGACCTCTCCCTGGATAAAGGCTATGCCGTCACCCGGCACGCCGACAACAAAGGGAGGCGAGATGACCTCTGCCCCCTGCATCCGGTGCTCATTGAGCATCTACGCCCGTTGGTGGGGGGAGCCGTGGAAGGCGGGCACGCCCTGGTGTTTCACTGGCCGGGGAGCGACCGTCCATTGTGGGACGTCTACCGGGAGATTCAGGAGGCGGCCGGCATCCACCTGGAATGCAACGAGGATCACGACCACACCCCCGGCTGCTACGTCTACGGCTTCCACGATCTGCGGCGAGCCTTCGCCACCTGCAACGCCGACATGCTCTCCGCCGACGCCCTGCAAAAGCTGATGCGTCACAAGGACTACTCCACCACCAAGAGGTATATCAACATGGCCCGTCAGTTGAAGGCGTCAGCCGAGAACCTGTACGTTCCGGAGGTACTGCGGCGGAAGGCCGAAGAGGCGGAGGACCGCGACTGACATGCAAGGGAGGTGAAAGAGGCCGGCCCGATGACGACCGGCCTTTTTTCATGCGCCGACGGCCCGGAGAGCAGACTGTAATGTTTTTGTAATGTTGCTCCCCTCGGTAGACGTTGCCGAATTGTCGCAAGCCATTGCCTCGATTGAAGATGCGAGAGACAGGATTTGAACCTGCACCCCTTTCGGGACTGGATCCTAAGTCCAGGACACGTTTTGTTGCTCGGCTATTGCTTGCCCATTGATGGCGTGTTGCTAAACCCTGCAAGTAAACCTTTTACGACAAAATACGTGTTGCTGACCCGTTGCTTCACCACCACCCGGATATTGCCAATCATGTTATCAATCCGTTATCATTCACGACCATCTGGGCGGTCCCTGGCAGTTGGGCCAACGGGGCAGCCGGGTGTTATCAACGGATGTTATCAGGGTGGCAGCGATGGCAAGCATACATAAGCGAGGCGGAGTCTGGTACGCCTCGTTCCGTTTCGGTGGCAGCCAGTTTCTCCCCTCCCTAAAGACGGAGAGCGAGCGAGAAGCGGAGGGCATCCGTGGGCGGATCGAGGAGACCGTCCGGCTACTCAACACGGGGCGGGTTTCGCTTCCAGTCGGAGCAACTCGCCAAGAAATTCTCGAATTCATAGTTTCGGGGGGAAAGCTGACCCAAAAGCCTCGCCTTCCAAAGAGCGCTGATCTGGAGGCCGTGCTGGACGAGTATTTCGAGAGCTATGCCATCGGGAAGGAAACCACGACCGTGGATGGCGAACGCATCCACACCAACCATTTCAAGCGGCTCCTCGGAGCCAGCACGCCCTTTGCCCAAATCAATATCGACGGTTTGCAGAGCTACGCCGCCAAGAGGTCCAAGGAAGTCGGTCTCCGGGGACGAAAGGTGTCGCCCGAGACGATCAAGAAGGAGTTCCGCACTTTCAACCAGATTTGGAAGATGGCGGTGGTGAAGGGGTATGTCGGCGGTCCAAGCCCAGCCAAAGAGGTGAAGTTGGCCCTGATTGACGAGAAGCCGCCGTTCATGACGTGGGATGAAATTGAGACGATCATAAAACGTGGTGGGCTGACGGAGGAACAGCAGAAGGAGTATTGGGACTGCCTCTTTCTTGACGAGAAGCAGATCTTGGAACTGCTGGATCACGTGAAGGAGAAGGCCGAGCATCCGTTCATCTATGCCGCCGTGGCTTTCGCCGCATTTACCGGGGCTCGGCGGTCGGAGATCGTCCGATCACAGATCGAGGACTGGGATTTCGAGCGAGGGATCGTTCGCATTCGGGAGAAGAAGGGAAGCCGCAAGAAGAAAACGACCTTCCGGGAGATCACCATCCACCCGAAGCTAGAAGCCATCATGAAGGCGTGGTTCAATGTCCATCCGGGCGGTCAGTTCGCCATCATGCTTCCGGCGAACCTGGCGAATAGCAGGAACAAACATCCAGAGCCATCGCCACTGACGCCTGATCAGGCCCACGACCACCTCCATCGGACGCTGAACGGCGGCAAATGGAAGACCCTCAAGGGCTGGCACGTCCTTCGGCACTCTTTCTGCTCAAACTGTGCTCGGCGTGGCGTGCCCGATTCGATCATCGATGCTTGGATGGGGCACCGAGGCGACGAAGCCATCAAGAAGCGTTACCGCCACTTGTTCCCGTGCGACAAGCGGAAGTTCATGGGCTCACTGTTCAAGTGACGGGCGGCAGGCCATGGTTCCGAATCTGCTCGATTGCCTCTCGGCGAATGCGCCACTCTCCGGTTCGATGATGCTTACTTGTCCATTCTTCTCGGATGCGACCGAGATTACAGCATTGTCGAAGTGTGTACGGCTTGAACTCCGTTGCGGCGGCAGCCTCGGCTATCGTATACCACTCCTTGTCTAGTTGGATGGTCCGTTGCTTTAGTAGAGTGCGGCGGATCTCCTCGATCTTCCCGTCCATAGCCGCCAGCGTTGCCTGAATTCCACCGACATCGGAACAACCAGAGTGGTTAGCTACATAGTGGCTCGGGCGAGCGGAGGCCACCGACAATGCCATGTCATCGCCCTCCAAACCAAGTTCTCGGGCGGCGTCTTCGACACGCTCTCTGTCCAGCCCGGCAGCTTCCAGGGCGGCAAAGCCTTCCTCGATTAGTTCTTCGCTGGTGACTCGTCGGGCGATCTTCTTGATCCGCTCCAGTTTTTGCAACGTTGTCGTTTGCATTTCCATCTCCAAGCAATTCCGGAACGTCAACATGTTAGACGGCCAGCCAAGCCAAACTGTTGAATAGTCCGAATAGCGAACATGCGCACAGACATTGGACGGTCTATTCTCGGGGCGGCACGGCGAAACAAGAAGCTCTCTAGCTTCTGGTTCGTCCTCAGTTCAGTTCTCTTCTGCGAACCAGTCTGGCCGCAGCGCCTTGATCTGTTTGGTGAACTCCGGATCGTATTCTGGATGATTCGGGTTGGTGTAATTCTCCAGAGCGTTGGCCAACTCTGCTTCGTCGTTCTCCTGCCACTCCGTCTGGAGTATCCTAGTACTTCGACGGTCAGAAGCGATGAGCCAGAGAGACAACTGTTTCTGTTGCTCTATGGCCTCCGCTTCATACTGATCCGTCATTATCAACTGCTCTTGGTACGATAGCCCACCGTATTCATCCTTGATCCACACCCAGTCACCATCCGCCGAAATCCAATCGCCACGGTCATTCTGGTGCCACTCGCCTCCCATCGTCTTCCAGGCCGCATCCCAGATCTTGGGATCGGCTGCATATTCAGCCAGGGCCTTTTCCTCGGTGTGGCCGTGGGACCACCAGCCCATCAGAAATCCCCGTAGGGCAGCAGGTTCGCTGCCGACGATCTCAAAAAACGTCATCAGTTCTTCTCCTCATTTCGTGGTTTCGGTGTGGGATCGTGCCAACATCCCGCACTAGCTTCAGTTCTTCGATGGTGACTCGCTGGGAGACCTTCTTGATCCGCTCCAGCTTTTCCGTGCTACAGGTTCTACTCGTGGCACCTCGGTTACGATCCTGTTCGCTTCAGTTCAAGGCCGTCGTAGAAGAGATCAACTACGACACGGAAAGCCACACTCT